CCATGTTGGGAAACAACTTCTACTAAACCGCCTGTTGGTTTGTACTGATACAACATAACTTGATTGTTTAACCTCTGCCTAGCATACCAGTGTCTACCTTTGATTTCAACTTCACTGTGGATGGTTGGGGTGAGAGTTATCCATGAATATACCAATCAAACCTAAAGTAAGACCCATAATCAGCATCACAGTAATTAATTGCATAGTCATTTTATGAATGACTTAATTATAGACAAAATAAAAAGCGAGCCACAAGGACCCGCTTAATATTTACTAAATGTAAAAGATTAACTGTCAGTTCCGCCTACTTGTGAAGCAAAATCAACAAAACCTTGAATATCATTCCATGATACATCTGCAGCAGGGCGTATATAAGTTACACGTCCGAGCAAGTATGCAGCACGTCCAGCATCTGAATCAGCTGCACTGATGAATACACCATCACCAGTAACTGTGGTGTTAGCTACAGCATTCAAGTTATAGATCTTAAATGTTGTATCTGCTGTTACCTTGTACATCATGGAGTTAGCAGCATCGCCAGCAGCGATTGTGCCAGAAACACTTGACCAGAAAGGTAGTTTTGCAGAAGTTGTAGCTGATGTACCTTGAGCAAGACCTGTAGCACCAATTGCAACGCTTGCAGACGCAGCTGCTAAACCGTTCAATTGAGTTCCAGGAATACCTAGAGGAGCACCACCATTGTCAGGTCCTAGAAGAAGAACCTCAGTGTTAGTACCATCTAAGTCTGCTGTAACAGGAGAAGCAGGGAAAGAAGGCTCACCACCTGCAGGAATGTCTTGAGCCAATGCAATAGATGCACCGTAGACATATGCAGGACGTGTAGCACTTGCTTTTACTACTAAGCTTGTACGATCATCACGTACACGATCACCTACACGGCGATCAGGAGAAGGAACAGTTAAGCTGAAGCTTTTATTAGAAGCTTTAGCTGCTTCTAGGTTAGAAACTTTTGCGTACCCTATGAGTTCGAAAGCTTCGACACCTGGCCAGCCAAAAACACCTTCGTCATTGAAACCAGAAAGCTTGTTAATCTGGTTACCTGGCTGAAGAATAGCTCCAGCGGAAGACTTGTAAGTTGCCATTAGTTAGTTACCTCCTTACTCAGTTATGGTGAAGGCGGTTGTGATGAAGTCCTTGTTCAAGTTCGCAAAGCCAGCGTATAGCTGCCATATGAGAATAATGAAGCGGCTAAAGTCATCGTTGTTATTAATGAGGACCTGAGCGTTTGGACCACCAATACCTACACCGATAGCCTGAGGACCGAAGAACAATCCAGCAGGAGTGGTATGATTCACAGCACCTTGCCCATCGGCAATGTTAACTGAGATAGATTTAGCGGGGAAGTTGGTTGATTCGAAGAATCTTACTCCTTCAAAAACAAATCCGGAAGGCATGACGGGCTCACCACCTACGAACTGTGCCTGGCCATATTGACCACCACCGTAGATAGCTTGGTTAGGACCGCCAGCACCCATTAGAGGGTTGCCTTGTCCCATGCCTGGGTAACGTGCAACTTCACGGAATCCCTGATCAGCCCTGAGATCCTTCATGAATGAAGGGTCAGCGATACAGCGATAGTATCCGTCACCGAATACTGGTACGTGACGCTTACGTAAGCTCTTAACTACTTCAAGTAGGTCAGTCTTAACGTTGAACTTAAATCGCTCAGAAGCAAATTCTGTAGCTGAATAAGCGTTAAGGCCACCACCAGCAGCTTTAGCTTTATTATTTGGATAGTAGTAACCACCTTGTGTATCACTACTTTGTCCTCTTGATTCACTCTTAAATAGCTCATCTAAGAAGACTCTGTCTCTCCAACGTCTGTAATCATCGAGAAGGGTCAACGAACCAATACTCTGATGGAACATATTAAGGTTCCCTGTATCGAGCAATAGTCGCTGCGCTGTCATCAATGTCTCACGAGCAATTTTGAAGGTGCTAGGGAGATTTGTGTTCGCTGGATCTGCAGGTCCTGTGTACTCACGAAGAGATACAAGAACCTTGTCCTTGACAATAGATCTGCTGTTTGCTGTACCTATGGTTTGATCCTGAGTACGCTCACGGCTGGTCTTAGTGCCAGGATTGCCAAAGAACCTGTAACGGTCAAGTTGGACCGTTTGTCCGGGTTGCTTTGTAAAGTCGTGTACCACTACTGGTTCAGTAGCCATCTCCACGACATACGCTGGATGCGGGCGATAAAGCTCCGCGCCGAGCAGTTTTGGAAAATCGTTATCAATAAACATGTTGGTTTCTCAGCGCAAGAATTTTGCTGATACCAGAGGAATAAAATCCTCTATTGCTGGAAAAAAAATTCCATTATAGAAATTATAACAAGACTTAATAAACCTACTTATATAAGTTGACGTATTTTAAGCGACGTTAAAGGGAGAATATCCGGTAGGAGGAACAGCACCAATTCTATGGTATGGCGTAATGTATCCATCAGCAGGTTGTAAATCGGGAACTTTGCCAATTTGATCTTCTTTCATCAACTCGGAGAGTGCTAATGCTTGTTTTACTTTTGCGATGTCCATAGTTTTAAATGTTTCCAGGTACGAAGTTATACCCAGGCATAGGTAAAGTTAGTGATTGTGCGTCCATACCTTGAGCCGCTTGCATAATAGGTTGATATTGATTGTAGAAATCTCGCATTTGATTCTGTGATCCAGTTCTCTGACCAGCATAATATGCTAAACCAGCTAAAGGACTCATTCCTAAAACTGTATGACCAAGAGCACCTGGAATTCCACTATGTGTTGGATTTTCATATCCAGTCATACGTCCGTGTATACCAGCAATACCAGCTTGCCCTAATCCAACGGCGATAGGGATAGCCAATGGTGAGTTAGCTAATCCCTTTGTGCCTTGGAATACTTGTCCAGCCATTCTTCCTAATTTGTTAGCTGCTGTAAAAGCAGCGGCTGGAATCTTCATTACTCCATTACAAGGAGCTTCTGACGGAATAACTCAGGACTCTGTTGAGCAGCGTTGAGGTACTTCCATGCATTCTGAGGATCTCTGTCAGCTAAGTTACCGAAGCTATTCCAGAACTGCTCAGGATTACCTTGATCAACCTGTGGCTGTGGAGGTGCAGGCATCTCTGGACGTTGTGGTGCAGGAGCCTGTTGTGCAGCTTGTGGAGCAACGTTTTGGAACTGTTGACCTACAAACCTACCATCGGCTGCTGGAGCAGCTTTCTCGACAGGATGAGGACCATTAGGACCAAAGAACTCACAAGTGTAATCAGCAAGAGTATCAGGATTAGTGAGAATCTTCTCGTATGCCTTATGCTCGTTGACTAACTCTTGTAGTAAACCAGTTGCTTCGTTTAGTTGACCGTTGGACTGTATAAGTGAATCTTCTATCTGACAAGCATAGTTGTTAAGTAACGCAGGAGCATCTGCACCAAAATGGTTAATTACTTCAAGACTTGCTTCGCTTACTCCGCTTTCCCTTAGCTGATCCGCTGTCACTTCCGTAGACGTTTGGGAAGAGGCGTTGGAGTAGCCCTGGCTGTTCGCGCTCGAAGGCATATATGTCTGCGCTGCCGGGTCGCTGTACTGGGTTGTCGCTTGGGA